GCAGGGGCGAAATATTGCGTTTTTTTTGTCGCGATTTGGCGCTTAGCTTTGGCGTATGGATGAATTGACAGACAAGCAAAAGGTAGCATACGCGCGGATAAAGCAGAGTTTGCGTAGCGCTCGGCATATCGGCGAACTCGATGAAGATTTGCTAAAAATGGCAGCATGCTTAACGGTTGAAGTGCGCGAGCTGCAAGCCATCATAGACGAAAAAGGCTATACTTACGAATTCAAAAACCGCGACGGCGGCGTAATGACGAAGCACCGTCCTGAGCATCAGATGTTGGTGGAAAGCCGATCCAAATACCTTGTAGTTTTGAAGGAGTTAGGAATGACGCCCGCAGCACGCAAGCGCATCGAAGTGGATGTAGAGTTGGATGACGAATTAGAACAACTGCTGACGTTCAAAGATGCATGAAGGCGAGGCGCACCAGTACGCGCTTGACGTAGTGCACGGAAAGCAGGCGGCGAGCAAGTACACGCGCAAAGCGTGCGATCGTTACCTCAAAGACCTCGACACCGCCGAGGAGCGCGGCCTCGAATTCCGAGCGCATACCGCACAGGCTTACATCACCTTTTTTCAGCGCGCCATTAGGCATACCGTTGGAGAATGGGATGGCCAGCCATTCAACCCGCTTCCGTGGCAAAAGTTTATATTGTGGAATCTTTACGGCTGGTTTCGTGAAGACGGAACACGAAGATTCAACTATGCGTATATTACTGTGGCTCGTAAGAATGGCAAAACGACGCTTATGGCAGGCGCTGCGCTCGCTGCTCTTTTCTTTGATCAGGAGAAAGCTGCTGAAGTTTATTTTGCAGCAACTAAGAAAGACCAAGCCAAGATTGGATTTGACGAAGCGCAGCGGATGGTCTCTATTTCGCCGTCACTCAGAAAGCACCTCAAAGCAGGAAAACACGACATCAAAGCGCCGACGCTTTCGGCGCGGTGCACGTACCTAAGCAGCGACCGCGATACGCTCGACGGTCTCAATATTCACTTTGCCGGCATCGACGAATACCATGCACATACGACCGACGGCGTGGCCAACGTCTTGCGGTCGGGTATGCAGGCGCGCCGCAACCCGCTGCATTTGACAATTACCACGGCAGGGTTTAATCGCGAATCGCCGTGCTACGAATTGCAAAAGACGTGCAAAGAAATTTTGGACGGCATCAAACACGACGACGCGCAATTTGCGATTATCTACGAACTCGATGAAGATGACGACTGGACCGACAGCAGCACGTGGATAAAAGCCAACCCGTCACTCGGCACGGCGTTACGCCCGCAGCTTTTAGAATCGCAGCTACAGCAAGCCATCAACCTCGGCGGCTCGCGTGAAGTAGAATTTAAAACCAAGCATCTGAACCAATGGGTGACGGCTTCGAAGACGTGGATACAAGATGAAGTATGGACGCGCAACAAACGCACTGCCGACCTCGACGGCCTGCTGTGTTTTGGTGGCCTCGACCTTGCAAGCGTCAGCGACATGACGGCGCTTGTGATGGTGTACCCTGAAGACGGAGGATACCACGTACGCGGTCATTACTTTTTACCCAGCGATACCGTTGACCAAGTATTGGATCGTGACCCAGCGCACATATACCGCACCTTTCGAGAGCTGCCGAACGTGCATCTGACGGACGGCAACGTGACCGATTACGCCAGCATAAGGCGCGTAGTGAGCGGCGTGATGAATCGACCGGAAGGCCAAGTAATCGAGGAGACTAGTTTGATGCACAAATACCAAGTTCAGAAAATAGCGTTTGACAGATACAACAGCACGCAAATCGCCATCGACTTGGTGGATGACGGCGTGCCGCTGGTGCCGTTTGGTCAGGGATTTGTTTCGATGAGTTCACCAACCAAGCAACTCGAAGTATTGACGCGCACCGGAAAGATTTGGCACGATGGCGACCCTGTGTTACGCTGGGCGTTGGGTAATGTTGAGTTGAAGATGGACCCAGCAGGAAACATAAAAGCGGACAAACAAAAAAGCGGCGGAAAGATTGACCCGATCGTGGCCATGATTATGGCCATCGGCGAGCATATGAAAACGCCACAAGCTGAAGATGCTTATTTCGACATAATTTCGCTTTCGTAAATTGCGACCAATATGGCAACACTTCGTGACAGATTAGGCGCATTATTACGCTACCGAGTCGGTAAATACGACAGCCAAGCAATTCCAAATGAGCTTGGTATTTTTGGGCATACGGTTTCAGGCGCGAACATCAACGAAAGTACGGCGCTTACTATTTCAACCGTGTACGCTTGCACTTACAAAATCGCTTCGACCGTTGCTAGCTTAGGGCTTGAAGTGTACGAAAAGAACGGTAGAGAGATACAGCCTGCAAACGTCCATCCAGCTTACGACGTCATAAAATACCGCCCGAACGAATACCAAACGGCGTATGAATTTTGGGAAACCATTGTAAGCATGGCCGTTCTGCACGGGTGCGGTTATGCCTTAATTGAGCGCGATAATCGCGGATACGTTACCAACCTCATCGGCCTCGATTACTATGACGTAGACCGCAAGTTTGTCAACGGCCAACCCGTCTTTAGTGTTAAGAACGTTGGTATGGTTCAGGCTGAAAATATGTTGGAGATTTGCAACCTTCAGCGCAAAAGCCCGATTCGTTTGCACCGTGAAAACCTTGGTTTAGCAAAAGCAGCCGAGGAATTTGGGGCGGAATATTTCGGCAGCGGCGGTCAAATGACGGGCATTTTATCCAGCGACCAGCCCCTAAAAAAGGAGCAAATGGATTTAATCCAAGGCAGTTGGAATAGTGCCGCGCGTCAAGCAGGCACCAAATTGCTGCCGTTTGGCTTTAAATATTCGCGCATCTCCATCAGCCCCGACGAAGCGCAATTCATCGAAACGCGCAAGTTTCAAGCGGAAGAAATTTGCCGCATCTTTAGCGTACCGCCGACGCTGGTTCAGCTAGAATCACAGACGACATACAACAACGTCGAGCAGCAGAATTTACAATTTGCACGGCACACAATTTCACCGTGGGCCAAACGCATCGAGCAGGAGATTGATCGCAAGCTGATTCAATCACGCGAGCGTCCACAGATTTACAGCAAATTTTTGCTGAATGATTTGTACCGCGGCGATATGCAAAGCCGTGCGAGTTTCTACACGCAGATGCTTCAAAACGGCGTTTTAAATATTAACGAAGTCCGAGAACGGGAGGACCTCAACCCCACGAGCGGGGGTGACACCCATGTCGTGCAGGTCAACCAAATCGCGCTTGACAGGCTCGGCGCTTACTCGGACAAACTAACAGAAAGTAATGGAACAGAATGACGACAAGCGCATTGAAGAACTGCGCAGCAAATACGGCGAGAACGTAGAACTGCGCACGGCAGAAGTTCGCGCCGCAGGTGACGATACGTTAGTAGTTGAGGGCTACGCCAGCAACTTCGATGTAGAATATGATCTAGGATATTTCAAAGAATCCGTTGCGCGCGGCGCCTTCGATGAGGTGTTAAACGATGATGTGCGGTTTTTGCTGAATCACACGGGCGCGCCATTGGCACGAACTACGAACGGCACGTTAGAATTGAGCATTGACGAAACGGGTTTGAAATACCGCGCGGCGCTTGCTGACACGCAGGACGGTCGCGATCTTTACAAGCTGATAAAGCGCGGCGACATTACGCAAAGTTCATTTGCGTTTACCATCGACAAAGACGAATGGAGCGAGGACCGCAGCACACGGACCATCACCAAGATTGGCCGATTGTTGGACACGTCAGCGGTGACTTATCCAGCATCACCATCGACGACAGTAGCAGCGCGAAACATGGCAGCGGCGGCGCAGGAAGCGGAGGCATTGAATGACGAACAGGAAACGCAGGAACCCGCACAGGAGGAACGCGCAGAACCTGAAACTATAAAAAACGAACCGCGTAACTTTACGCAGAAATCAGAGAACAATTTTTCAAATATGACACTTAACGACCTAAAAGGCCAACGCTCCGCGTATTACGAGGAATTCGTAGGCATCGGACAAAAAGCGGATTCAGAAGGCCGCTCATTGACAGAAGCAGAGCAGGAGCGCTGCGACAAGCTCGACAACATGATTGCCGACTTGGATGTAAAGATTAAGCACAAGACGCGCGAGCAGGAAATGGTTGCACGCATGGCGCAAAGCGGAAACGTTTCGAACGCCGAGCAGCGCGAAGTTGAGCGAGTAAATAACAAGTTCAGCCTTTCGCGAGCCATTGCAACAGTAGCCAATGGCCGAGCTTTGGAAGGCGCGGAAGCTGAATGGTCAGCAGAAGCACAGAAGGAAATGCGCAGCCGAGGATTGCAGACAGCAGGACAGGTAGCCATTCCTACCATTGCTTTGCGTGCTGGTGATGCTGACGACTTCCAAGCGGGCAGCGGCGACGGTTCAGGATTTGTACCTACTTCCGTACCAGCAGCAATCGAAGCTTTGCGAGCGCCATCTGTTATCGAGCAACTCGGAACAACGGTAATCCGTAACGCAACTGGCAACTTGCAGTTCCCACGCGTAAGCGTTAAGGCAGCAGGAACAGGAGCTACCGAGGTTGAAGCGGATACAGCTTCAGGCATGGAGATGGACGAGCTTTCATTGACTCCAAATCGCGTTGCAGCCAACACGAAGTACAGCAAACAATTGATTTTGCAAGGCGGCCCTGAAGTGGACGCATTGATTGCGAACGAACTCAGCGCAGCAATGAACGCTTATATAGACGACGCAGCTTTTGACGCTATTTTAGCTTCATCTGCAATCAACGTCTCAACTTCAGGCGATACTGATTTGGATTCAGCTTTGGCATTTAAGATGGAAGCCGAAGTATTGGAAGACGGCGGCAACCTTGCTGGCGCGGCTTACGTTATGAGTCCGCTTGCTTATCAACTGTCAAAAGCGGAAGCTGCCGTATCA